TTCCACCGCTTATCGCACCGTCATGCATTTCATACAGACCACACCGATGGCATTTACATAGCCAGTTCCTTTTGTCCATCATTGTGTCTCTGATTATGCTTTCGTCTGGATTTATATCATGCCCTTTAAACAGGCATACAATAGCTTTAAGAATCATTCTGTTTTCCTTTCTGCCCTAGAACAATAATCATCTGGACGGCTTTGATACAGTTTTAAGTTATCGTCATAAAATATTCTGCAATAGTTTATGTTCAGACCTTTGTACCAGTGCTTGCAATCCATGCACCGCACCAGTTCTTCGTACTTTCTGCCGTAAAACAGATTGTGTTCTTCTTCTGGATTCACTATGTATTCAGTCATCGTCTGTTTTCCTTTCTGCCCGTGAACAGTAATGATCCCAGTCTTTGATATAGCGTAAGTCTTTTTCGTAATCGCAGTAGCATTCACCGTCATTGTATTCATCGACAGAATACTTGCAATCCTTACACAGTACCACCTTCCTGTAACCCAGCTGTTCCAGGTATTTCACCCATTCGTCGTATGACTGTTTAAATTCCTGTGTCATGCCTGTGTCTCCTGTTTCGCTTTCTCTTCTCTGTGTTGCTTCTGGATGTTGTAGATTGTCGGTTCGGAGACTCCCATCTCACCTGCGATCTTTGAGACTTTCCATCCTGCATCCAGTAAAGCGCAGACCTTACCACGATCAATCTTCTGGATCTTGCTTGTCTTAGGCTTTGTCTGATCGGGCTCGACATACGGAACCTCAAGAGGTTTAGCTTCAAGTATTTTCCGCTTAATCTCGCTTGAATCCTTGACTATCTCTTGACTAGAATTGGCTTCTTCTTGACTAAGATCATCATCCTCGATCAGATCGAACATCACACAATAGCACTGCCAGAAGCCTTCCATGTAGGCATCCATGTAGGACTCGATCTCACTCTTCTTCATCTGTATCCTCCTGTTCTTGTTTATATGGTTTTGGTAATGGCATCCATGCGATAACCTCGATAGCATTAGGATCCATCTCATGTACCGTATGCCATCCTCTAAAGTACCACCCGAAACTGTAAAGCCATGCCTTCGTACTATAAATTTCCGATTTTGTAAAACGCATCCATACAAGGCACTCCGTTGTGACATCTGGCAATCGTTCGGTGCATGGTATCCATTCAGTCATCGATCTGTTCCTCCACGATTGGTTCTGGTGTTATGGCATCGATTGCATGAACCAGTTCTTCCCTTACCGTAATAGCTTCGTCAATTCCGTCAAAGTTCTGTACTCTGGCATAGTCCACGATCAGATCTTCCACCATGCTCTTCAGCCAGTTCAATACTTCCATGTCGACTTCAATGTGTGCGTATGGGTTTTTGGTATCAGTGATACTGTAGATGTAATTAATTCTCATTTCTGCTCCTCTTTTCTGTTTATTATTCTCAGATATTCACGCAAAGATAAACGGTTCCGAGCCGCCTGTTCTGCCTCTTCATAGCTCATTCCGTACTTCTGCATTATCGGATCTAAAATCCGGATCTCGTGTTTCTTGTGGTAGAAACCAGACATGCGCATCGCCATGTAATCGTCCTGCAGATGCACCATGTCGGTCATAAATTCATCAGCCTTCATTCTCTCTCCCCTTATACGGTACGTACCATCCCAGTAATATCAGCTCAGTGATGAACTGTTCTTCTGTCACTTCTTCCAGACAGTTGTTCTTTGCTATCGCCCTCATGGCATCCCATTTGGTGATCTCTCCCTTGTCATACTTGCCGAAGATCGTCAGATCATTCTTTGCAGCAGTGTCGGTCGACAGGAAGCAGATCCTGTCTTTGGGATAGTTCATCTGTCTCAGCCTCTGGTTAGCGTACCGTGTGTCCTTCTTTGTCTCGGTTTTCATATCCCCTCTGTCAGAACGGAATCGTTGGATCGGAGATCTGCTCACATGGACAGTCCTTCAGATATTTGATCGATCCGTCCTTGGATTTCCATTCCTTGAATTTAAATTCTGCGAATCCGAAGATCCTGTCCCATTCCTGGTATTTATCAGTCTTCGTCATTTTCTTCGATCGCTTTCATCTTGCGGTTAATGAAATACATGTCTGCATGGTATTCGATGTTTTCCCAGACTTCACGCTCATCAATCTGAAGCTCTTCACTCTTTGCTTTTACAAATTCATCCAAGCCAGACTCGATGCTTTCCATGATCCTTAATGCATCGGAAAAATGAACCAGATCGACTTTCGGCTTGCCCTTTGGTGGGTTCCTTCTCCAAGCGATGCGCTTGGTCTGGAACTCACTGCCTTTGATAAAAGCCATTTTCACCTGGACAAAATCTTCTTCCGGTTCTGTCAGCCAGTAGTCTTCCATAATCTCCATGATTCTGTTGTATTCAATTGTTTTGTCCCAAAATCTTTTGATTGTCATTTTTACTTTTCCCTCCCTTTATTGTCACAACCTTTTAGTCGCGTACAGGGAAAGATGTTGACGAGCGCCTGTTAAGCAGGCTCGTCAATCATCCCCTTAGCGACAGATCAGACATTCGTTTGTTTGTTTGTTTGTCGTATCTCTTTATATAGGGTTTCGACAAACAAACTCAGTTTGTCGACGAAACCTATAGGGTTTCGACAAACAAATGTCAATCTTCTTCAATTTTCCCCCAAAATCCACGTTTTACCTGTTCATAACCTGCCTCTTTGAGACGGTCATACAGGGTTGATCTGCTTAACGGATTCGGTGAAGATTCGTTTGCTTTCGTCAGATCTGAAGACTTGAAGCACTGTCTTCCGTTCACATCGTACAGATCACACTGGGCAATCAGATCTTCAATCTCGCCTTTCTGGTCACGCAAGACCATCTTAGATCTCTTGTTATTCTCATTGGACAGGAAGTCACATTCTGCCAGCCTTCCCTCATAATCGACCTTGTGCAGAGGCCAGTCAAAGAACAGATCCACCGGATCAATCGACCGGAACTCTCTCAGATTGGACTCGACTCTCCATGCCGTCCAGTCATGCTCTGCCTCGATCTCAGGACACCAGTCAAGCTGTGTCATGGTCAGAATGGCATCCGGATCTCTGGCAAACGTGCCGGCACCTGCAGCACGGTCGATCACCGACTTGGATGCGGATGATCCCTTTGCAAAGTGATGGGCATAGATCACGGCTGCGCCGGTCTCTTCTGCTATCTTGTCGAACTTGGCGACCACTCTTGCCACGTCTCCGTTTGAGTTCTCATCGCCTTCCAAGACTTTGTAGAGCGGATCGATCATCACCGCCAGATAGCCCTGGTCTTTCATCCGGTTGATGACGAACGGAGCCAGTTCTGAGATGGTCTTGTCTGCGCCTCTCAGATTCCAGATGTCGATGTTCTCGACATGATTGCCGACATCCATTCCCATCCGCCTGTAAATGTCCTTGAATCGGTTGTCGAAAGAGTCCTTGTCTAATTCCATGTTGATGTATAACACCTTGCCCTGCTTGCACCTGTGACCGATCCAGTTCATCCCTTCAGCGATAGCCATTGCCAGCTCCATCAGAATGAACGTCTTTCCGGCTTTGGATGTCGAAGCGATGATCATCTTGTGGCTTGTCCTGAGAATGCCCTCGATCAGCTCCGGCTTCAGCGGTGGCATATTGTTCCAGATGTCCCTCAGATTGATGATGTCCGGAAGTCCGTCATTCTTAGACCGGATGTATTGCTCCCAGTCCTCGAATGACTTCATCCCGATGTTGGTCTTAATTAAGAATTGCTTGTGACCGTTCCGCATGACACCGGGCAAGCGTGACAACCGGCTCGGGTTGATGTTTGCGGAGTCGATGTCCATTCCGAAGTCATGCAGGATATTCTTTACAAAGTTAAATTTGAAGCGGTATTCCTTTTCGGACATGGCATTGACCGGGACAATGGCATGGACAGACTTTCCTCCGGAATAGACCATCGCCTTGATCGGGATCTGAATCTGTTCCAACTTGTCGATCTGGTCTTCGATGGTCATCGTGTCGCACTCGATCAACAGATTATTCCAGGCTACAACGTTCTTGTCCTTAATGCCTTTGCCATCCAAGGGATTGATCCGGATCCATGCACCGCCTTTCTTGTCGTACGAGCCGAACACCTTCTCGATCGGCTCTCCGCTGTTCAGCATGTCGATGAGCTGACCAACATTGTTTGTATACGAACCTTCGCCCAAGGGAATGTATTTGCCTTTTGAGTTGACTGATGATGTCATGGTGTAGCCGATCGTGTCGCCCGGATCAAACATGACTTCCAGATAACGGATCAGATCTTTCGTGGGATTCCATGATGACGGCTCGCTGAACGTCTTAATCATGGAATCATCCGCAGTGATGCCTTCCCACGAGAATGTCTTTTTATACTTGTCAGATCCTGTCATGATCACTTTCAGCTTCGGCTCTGGAGACCATCCTCGATCCCTTGCCATCTGGACGATGGTTCCGCCTGTGACATCATGCCGTTTGAACGATTCCCACTTTGTGATGCAGGTAACGGAATCGTAGCGTGTCGAATCGGTCTCAGACCAGTGCATCCAGTCCTCAACATCGAAGCCTTCTTCTTTCAGTGCCATGCCGACATTGATCCATTCCTGGTATGTCAGCGATGCAGGATCCACATACTGCAGTAGTTCTAATAAATCAGTGTTGCTCTCCATCTGATTCCCATCCTAGTTTGACATCCACTCTCGGTGTGTTGCCGTATAGCTTGCGCACTATCAGCTTTGTAATCTGCGAATCGTCTGCGTATGCCATGCCGTTCAGTGAGTCACAGATGATCTTAGCAATGTTGTCCAGGTCAGGCTTTTTCAGCGGTGGAACAAATCCGAGAGCCATGTCTATGGACTTCTTCTTTGATACTGACTTGGGAATTTTGTAATATGCGACAATGTCCACCCAGACTTCACCGTCCAGTGGCACGAAGTCAGGGAATGCTTCAGCAAAGCACACCTTGACTAAATTTTCATAATTAGCCGTGTCGTGGGGAGTATAGGCATGACCGGAGCGACCTAATCTCGGTCGCCCCTTGCCTTTAGGTTCTCCCGGAACGGAGAACTTGATCACCATTCCGTTCCGCTCCACTTTTTCTGTGGTTTAGCCTGCTGAGGCTTCTTCTTCGGTGGTAAGAAGCGATCCACCTGGTTGTACATGTTGCCCTGGTATTCCCTCTGGGATGTTTTCACGATGCCGGTCTTGCCTTGAGTGTGATCCCAGTCCGGTGTGAATGTCTTCTGTCCGTCTTTTAAGTCACCGATCGATTTCATGAATGCAGCGATCAGTCCGGAGCACTCTTTGCAGATATAGAATCTGTTTGACAGGAATGCTCTGCCCTTCTCTGTGTCCACATGCAGATTGACTGTAACCATTCCGCACGGTGGGATCTTGGTTGATCCGTTGTAATCGCCATAATCTACTGAATCGATGGTGAAATCGTATTCACCCGGTGGAAGTAAGACATACTCCTGTTCCTCCACTTCAAATGTCATTGTGTACTTGCTGTTTGCCATGCTAAACCTCCATATCCCCTAACGGGTCTCTTTTAACAACAATTGCTTTGTAAACCTTGTCGATATTATCAATTAAGTAAGTGATGAAGTCCGGATCATAATCAGAGATCCGTGTCTCTTTGGAATAGATTCCCTTTTCTTCCACCAGTGCCTTTAATTCTTCGTCTGTGATGCCTTTCTGATTCATTACACGCTTGATCCGACCATATTCGGTCAGACTGTCCAATGGATTTTCATCGTCCACAATGCCGTTGTCTGAAGCGTTAATGTCGAAGTATTTTCCATCCGGCGCCATGATCTGGTCTTCTGCTTGTGGTGCCTGTGGTGGCTCTGGAATGGTCTCTGTGGTGGTCTCCATGCCGTAATATTCACGGATATGACCGTCTACGATCTTCAGATCATTCGGAATCAGATCCGGTTCAAACATTCCCACAGGTGACTTGACTGTGTCCTGCCCTGAGTTGTGAGTGGTGAATGAGTAAACTCCATCCTCGACAGAGGTTCTCAACACAATCGTGCACATGCCTTCCAGTGAGATCTTCTCATCCAGCATCTTGCCAATGGTCTTGGCTTTGGTCGTTGATCCGTCTGCGGATGTCTCTGTGTGTTGCAGGAAGTACACGATCACATCATCCGGTAACTGTCTGCAGTAGTTCATCAGTGACCAGAAGTTCTGCCCGATGTCGGTGAATTTCTGGTATCCTGTTTCCTTTGCCCTTCTCATGTACTCGTTAGCCATCAGATACTGAGCATCGTCAATCACGATGGATTGTTTGGTGGTCTTCTTTAAGAAGTTGCGGATTTCGCCATAATCATCTGAATTGATGGACTCAAATCCTTTGGATCTGAATGGCAACGGCTTGCCGATTACGTTAACCACTGCAAGATCTTCTTTTTTGAAATTGCGGAGTGAGGCTGATTTTCCTGTTCCGCTTTCGCCTAAAATCATTACCAGTATCGCCATATTATTTCATCCTCAGATATTCTTTTCTTTCACCCAGCTCGGCAAACTCGAAGATCTCTCCGTCTTCTTCCATCGCCGTTCTGATCTTGTCCTTGTCCGGTTCGTATTTGACCTTGCACCACTCATGCGGTACATCCCCTGTGATCTTGACCGGTGTCTTGCCACCTGCTCTTGCCACAGTGAATTTGAAGTGTGGTGTGGTCAGCTTGGTCTTGTCGGTAGCTTTCATTGCGTTCATGACCATCTCTTTCATCCTGTCGATGGCTTTGTCTGTGGTCTTCTTCCTGTCCATCAGCCTTTCGATTTCAGCATCCAGTGCATCGGAATCCGATTCCATGTTCCGGATGACGAATCCGTAATTCTCGATCTTGGAGTTGATTTCCTCATCGGCTGCAATCAGCTCCACAGGATAATCATCGTCATTCAGCAGGTGGTTCTGGATCTCTTTGTACTTCCATGTCAGTTCGTATAAATTGCTCATTCGTAATCCTCCAACAATTCATCCAACCACTGACACAGATCATCTCTGTTCTCTGCCAGTGCCTGCAATTCTGCTTCATCCAGAACCATCAGAACGTTCCTGACTGTTGTCTCGAACACTTTAATAGCTCTGGATTCAATAAGTTCTTTCTGTTCCATTAAATCATCCTCCGTTTCGTATGCCGGATCGTACTTTGCATAGTGCATCTCTGCCAATTCATCTGTATTAACCATTGTCAGCCTCATAAACAGCCTTTTCAGCCATCTTCTTCATCTGTATGGATAATTGCCCATATTTGTTCTGTAAGTTCAGCAGACGCTCTTCTGAGACCTCCATCTGAGCCGTATGTCTGTCCTGCTCTGTGGAAATCACCTGCAGTGTGTCTTTCGTGATCTGAAATAATTCACGATACTTTTCCAGAATGCCTGTCACCTTGTCCAGCGAATTTCTCAGATAGATCACGCATCCGGCAAGAGCGATCTGACCGATCAATAAGATTCCTAAAGCTACTTGGTTTACCATGCTGATGTGAACTCCTCTCCCTGTGTCTTGCACATGAGAATTGTGCCGAAAAACTGTCTGTCGCCGATCGTGCAGTTGTAAGGCATCCAGTTCAGAAGCCCTTCCTCGTTGCACACGATGACCGTATTCCGCTCCAGTGTTACCACTTCGATGTATCCGCCGACTACCTTTTGGAAAGCCTTCAGAGTGTTGTCGATGGTGTCCTTGTGCCATACTCCCTGTGGCTCTTTCACGTAAATGTTTACCTTGTCAGCCATCAGATGATCCTCCAGAACTTCAGCCACAGATAGATCCCCATTCCGATCCATCCGATCACAGTGATGACACCGATCCAGTCTACTTTTCTAATTGTTTTTGCTAATTTCTCCATTCTTTTGTCCTCTCTTTCTGATATAATGGAGATGCATTTATTTTTAAATGCTCCTCAATGTAAGATGTGCCGGTTGGTCAATGGTGGCGCATCTTTTTTTTATGCCTCAGTCACCGTACATGAGCTGACACCGCAGAAGCCTGGCGAATTTTAGGAGGGAGCCAGGGACGGTATGTATTAACTGCCTAAAAAGTTTTCTCGGATTGTGTCTACTTATGAAAAATGATCTTCACTAATGGCCTTCAGTAGTGCACACGGTGCCAGCTCGTGAACGATGACTAAGGAAGTCAGATCTTAAATTAATTTGTGAGTGATGGCGAAGTTTATGATGTCTCCCTTTCCGGATAAATCATAACCACGAGTCAGTTCGATGAAATCAGAGATGTCCTCGTGTGTTGTCCGCCACCATTTGCCGATCTTCCACATCTTTAATAATTTGTAATCTCTGATCCACTCCACATAATGCCTGGATACGTGCAGTAGCTTCATCACGTCTTGGATGGTTAAAATTTCTGCCATGTACCTCCTTTCTTTGTCCTAGTTTTTAGGACTAGATGTGTAAAAAATTAGGAGATGACTTTGATGTTCTCGTAAGGCACCCCACTGATCTGATGCAAGCTGACCAACTCTGCAGCCAGCATTTTTGAATCGCCAGAAGCAAGACGGTTGTAGCGGTCAATGGATATGTTCATCCTTTCCGCCATCTCCACTCTGGTAACCCCCATCTGTACTCTGATCGCTTCAATGTTTAAACTTAAGTCTGCCAAATCTTGTTTCTCCTTTCCGTCCTAGTATTTAGGACATTTCCATAATAACAGGATTTTTTCCGAGTGTAAATGATTTTTTGCGAATATTTAGGATTTTTTGCTATAATGAAATCGGAGGAAATGATTATGAGGATAAATGAAAAGATCGGATTCGAGATGAGAAACCAACGGCTGTTGCACCGGATGACACTGGAGCAAGTTGCCGATAAGATGGGCATTAGTTCGAAAAACACCATCTCAAGGATGGAACTCGGTGCCAAAAACATCACAATAGAAGACTTGGTCAACTACTGCAATGCGGTCGGCTGTTCATGGATTGAACTATTATACAAATTAGACAAATAAAAAATGCCCCCTGCTGCAACAGGGAGCCAGTCTGGTCTTAAGACCATCTGATGAAAAGGCGAGGTAATTATAACATGAAAAACGAAAAGTACATACAACTTAAGAGTTCAAAGAAAAAAGGTGAATACTTCCAAGTGACCATATCGTACACCACAAGCACCGGAAACCGTGCTACAAGGTCATGCGGTCAGTTCTACGTAAAAGACTACGGAGACAAAAAGAACGCTCTCAGAATGGCTAAAAAGGCACGAGACCAGGCACTGGATGAGCTGATGCTAGGAACATCCGGATCACAGGATCTTACTGTCGAGGACTGCTTCACTGCATCCCTCGATTTGATGAACCTGTCGAAGAAGTCCAAGGAACGGCACACCCAGTCATACTATGCCATGATGAAGGACTTTGACCAGCTGCGATACAAACAGATCCGAAAAGTAACCACCGAGGATGTGGTTAAGACCTTGAACCATTTTGCCGAGAACCACTCACAGGATGCCGTCAGCCGGTGCCGTACCGTCTGGCATCAGATCTTCCAGACAGCGCAGATGAAAGAGATCCCGGTCATAGACAGAACAATGGCAATCAAGACACCGAGATCGAAAGTCCCGGCAAAGCCAAGATCGATGTCCTGTACTTATGAAGATGTCATGATCACTCTGGAAAACCTAGAGACCTACGGAGACGGAAAACGTGCTTTCAAGCGATCCCAGGACTTGCACGATATTATCCTGGTAATGTTCTATACCGGCATGAGACCGCAGGAAGCTCTTGCCCTGGCTAAGTCTGAGATCGACCTGGACAACGGGATCATCAATGTCTTCCAGTCCGTTGGATCCACTGTCCATGCATCACGTCAGCTGGTCACCACCAAGACAGACGGATCCCTGAGACAGATCCCGATCGCAGAAGAACTTGAGCCTTTGCTGAGGGATCGGATTGACAGCGTGGAGACAGATCTTCTTTTCACCGATGTTGATGGCTTACCGTATGAGATAGCCACACTGGACACGGTGCTCAGGAACATGAGGCAGAACCGGGACCTGCCGAGAGTCACCATGTACATGTGCAGACACCTGTTTGCAACAGACGTTTACGGCATGGCTCAGAACAAGAAATCCGCTCAGCGTTTGATGGGACATAAGTCCGAGTCGATGACCCTGTACTACTTGAACGATGACTCCAAAGAAAAGTACAAATTAGTGCAAAACAGAAAGCTGTCCTAGTGAGGGCAGTTTTTTTATGCAAAATTTTATACAAAATAAAAAAATCTGTG